GTGATATCGGTGATGGTGGCCTCGTTGGTGGTCATATCGTAAACAATGTTCTTCTTGGTGACAGCACCAATGGGATAGATGTTTACGGGGATCGCCCAGCCGGACGTATCGCCGCCCACGGACTGCGGGACATAATACGCCTGACGAATGAACACGTATCCGGTCATCTTCTTGGTGTTCGGGTTCGCCGTGGTGAAGTGGGCCTCACCGAAATAGCCCAGCACATCGGCTTCGCCGTACTTCTCTTCAATCGCAACCTCGGCCAGATGCTTGTACATCTTCCGGGAAGGATCAATGTAGTAGGGATCGACACCGATCTCCGGTTCATAACCGGAATGCGTCACGGTAGTTTCACCGAGCACGTTCTTGGACGTTTCAACATCCGGGTTGAGCTCCTTGGACAGATCATCGTTGTCCTTGCCCAGAGCCTCCCACGCACCGGATTCAGCGGTGTACGTGACAACGATAATATCACCATCGGCGGCATCGCCCGTGAGGGTCAGACCGTAGGTAGTGGCGATATTCGCAACGGGGGCTCCATTCAGAGTCCAACCTTCACCGTCATACAGGAACGTGTATTCACCGGAAAGACTGTTGACAGCCGCGCCGAAAGTGGCGGCGGTAACGACAACTTTAGTAATGCCGGTAGAATCACCGATAGCAACGGAAGCGCTTTCGGCAATCGGGGAACCAGTCCACGAGCCAAAGAACATAACCCGTTCGCGGTTATACTTAGCCATTTTAATTCCTCCAATCGTTAATCCGGGGTTCACATAGACTTCTCCGTTGTCGGGGTCTATGTATCCTCTTGTCATAAACCATGTACCGTCCTCTATAGCGCCGAAATCGGAGGACAGGTACAAAGTACCTTTGTAGAGTTTAGCATACTGCATTCATCCAATTCCTCCCCCCCCACTAAAGGTTCATTTCATAGGACACTTCAATCTGAATCTGATACCGTGCGCTGTCCGTACCCGGCGCTGATACGTATTGTGACAACGTAGGCTTGATTGCAGTTACGCGTCCTTCATTGATTCGGGGGAGGTTGCGTACCGCATTCTGCTCTACCATCCACAAAATAACGTCCTGATAAAACCCGAAGTTGGCAATATTCTGAGCTTCATCCGCGCCCCATTCCTGACGGGTTGCAAAGATGAAATTCATAGACTGCTGTTTTCGGGGAATTTCTTCACCCAGAACATTTTTGCGGTATGCAATCGTGGACGGAACCGAAATCAAACTATACTCAATCGGTTCCTCTGCCAGATAATCCACGCGAAAATGATTTTCCGGCGATAACGCCGGACACCCTCGGAGCCACTTGCGGAGGTGTTCAACATTATTAACTGTTGGCAACGCGGTTCGCCTCCTCCACAATATCCTGCGCGTGTGCGGCTTTCATTCTAACGAACCAAAATGCACCCGCTTCTGGATTCGTGTCTTGATTGTACGTGAGGGCTTTGCCTGTAAGGTGTTTCTTCTGACCGGGAGGGGAAAAGAACCTTGTAGGTATCCCGGAATCATCCTCGAATACGGGGATGTTCGGCCCCATCACCTGACCATAGTACAGATACCGTGCATAAGGAGTTTCATAAATAACCTGTCCACTTCCCGGAGGGGAAGCCCTGTAAGGGCTCGTTGCAAGTGTTCCGGTTTCAAACGGCACATAAGGCATTGAATAGCGGATCACCGCATTATCAATCGCCTGTTGCACCCTTCCACCCGGTTCAAGCCCCCGTGCGGTTAAAGGGTCAAAGTTCCAATGAAAACCCGCTTTGATAACGGTTGCCATTAAGCACCCACCACCCTCCAGTGTTTAGCGTTCGGTGCTCTTCGGTTATCGGTCACACCTTGAATAGTAAACGCTGTATCCGGGTAGGCTTTGTGTGCTTGCGCCGGGGTTGTAATTGTATCAGGAACCGCACCTTTCACAATCACGTCCCCCTGTTTGAAGGTGAACAACCCGCTCACATCATCCGCGCCCGTGTAGCTTACTGGATCACAATATGCCTTTCCGCTGAAATCTGCATCGAGGGGTATGCGTATGGTAAACTGGTTTGCGGACTTTAAACCGGTGTCACCTACAACCGTTTTTACCGTGCTGTACCATGATATCCCGCTGATCACGGTTTTTTCATAGACCGTGGTATCCTGTGCTTTGTCAAGCCGTGCATTAAAAAGGGTCAACGTGTCTCCGCATAGCTTCATCCACGAGCCCCCCTGTAAAGCAACGGAACCCCGTTGTCATCCGTTTCACCGTAAAGCATCGCCTCAATCTGTTTTTTGATTTGCTTCGCGGTATCATCCGCGCTCAACGCGTGACCATAGGACTCGCTGTATCCGTCCGTATTGAACGAGGTCATTTGCGGGTTGGTGGCTTGCGCCTCCGCGCCCGTAGCCTGTTCCATGTTCATAATACAGACCATACAGAGCTTGACAGCTTCCGACACGGTTTCCATATTCTGAACCCGGTTCGCGGTCAAATAGTCAATCTGTTTCCGCGCTTTGAATTCCAACGTTGGAAAGGCGGTCTGACTGGCAGAACCGCCGTAGTTCACATATTCTTCATATGTTAGATAGGACGTGTGTGCCATAGGTCAGACCGCCTTTCTTATACCGTCATCAGCCCAGAGAAATGATCCGGGCAATCGGGATCGTCTTGTGGTCAATGTACTTCGTGGTAGAACCCGCAGACTTGACCAGTTCCCAGTTCGCGCCCGTTTCCAGTTCCGCATTGGTGGGAGAATTGGAAGCCATGCTCGCCTTGGTGAAGGAAATACCAAAGGGAGCCCAGCACTTGCGCTGGCGGCTGTACAGGAGATCCTGACCGCCGTTGGTAGCCGGATTGCGATCCATTTCATAGGGAACCTTCGCGCCGCAATCGGTGTACTCGATAGCGCCATCACCCAGAACATACGTGGTGTACGTGGGCGCGGAGCCGGAGGTGTCAACGGGCATGGAGTCATCCACCAGAACGAGCCGCCCATTCAGATCGGCAATGGAAACCTCCCTCTGCATACCATCCGCATCATTGTACTTCCGGTAGGTCAGAATCTGGAGGTTTTCAAGATGGGTAGCAACCGCGCTGTGCATGACAACGAGGCTAAACTTGCCTTTCTGATCACCGCTGGCCTTCTGGATAGCGGTATTCAGAGAAGTAGCGTCCATCAGGCCCAGTTCACCCTCTTTGTTGGTGATCGCGGTGATATCATGGGTATGTCCGTTGACAAACTTGAGGTTCGCCGCGCCGGTCATACTGAAAATGCCCTTGAGGATGGACACAATAGTATCCTGATCAATTTCATTCCAGTAATCATTGACCTGTTCGGCAATGTTCTCCATGAAGTTTTCACCGGTCATATCATAGGAGAAATCCAGTTCACTCCACGCGGCGGCGCGGCCAACAACAATACGGGAATGCAGATAAGTCTCCGTGCTCCCGGCAGTGATGTTGTTCACACCGTCATAGTTGATGGGGGTAGTACCGGAAATCAGGCCCTTGAGGGGGGTAGACAGATAGTTGCCGCCCACCTGATCACGCATGGAAGCGGCCAGTTCGGGACGGGGACGAATAGCACGGGACTTCAGAAGTTCCGTAAGCCGGGGGTTAGGAATGCGCTCCACATACTTCTGGAACACTTCCGCGTTAAAATGCTTCGCATCAAAAATGCCAGCCATCTTTCAAACATCCTTTCTTTTCTTGTGTCGTATGAACATGGGAATTACATGTCAAAGTTAATCTCCATGTCGGGGTTTTCGTTCTTCATCTGCATAAGCTCAGCCAAACTGCGCTTTGCGCCGGAGGGCTTGTCATGCTTTCCGGGAAGTGTGATGGTGGGAGGGGTGGTCTTGTTGGGATCTGCGGGCGGGGTTTCCTGTACGAACGCGCCGGGGTCATCTGCCTTATACTTGGTCACGAAATCCTCGTAGCCCAGCAGAGTGTCTCCATCCATCTTGAAATCCTTGCTGATCGCTTCCTGCACAAACGCCTTTTTTGCCGCCGTGCTGGAGAATTTCAGCCCGTTTGCCTTTTCACGAACCGCAAACTCATAGCGCTGTTTCGCCATGTCTGCTTCGTACTTGGTCTTGTCCTGTGCGTACTTGGTCTGCAAGTCGGACAAAGACTGCTGGACACCGGGGAGCTTGCTCGCATCGGCCTGTGCCGCTTCAAGGCTCGTCCGCAGTGTAGCCATGTCCGCGTCCCTCTGCGTGATCTGTTCGTTCAGCTGGGTAACCTGTTGAGTCAGCCCGTTCACCTTGTCATCAAACTTTGCCTGACTGACGTATCCGCCATCGGCAAGGTTGACGAGGTTCATCTTGGCCGCTTTGACAGCTTCCGCAAACTGCTCAAACGTCAACTGACCGTCACCAAACAACTTTTTCAGAAAATCCATGCTCTGCCTCCGTTTCTGCTTCATGAAACTGCTTTAATTTGTATATCCGTTGCCGCTCAACGGTTGTGAAGCCCATGCATTTATATCCCGGCATGGTAGGGTAGTGATATATCAAGCGGTT